CCCGTGTTCCAGTCGCCCGTGTTGCAGTTGCCCGTGTTGCAGTCGCCCGTGTTGCAGCGTCCAGTGCAACCCTTTCCCACATTTACGAGGGTCAGCACTTCCTGCCAGCTGATTTCACGGACAATTTCAATTTTGTCCGTGCAGCACTTATCACCCTCTTCCCTCACGGTACCGTGGGCGATCACTTCAGCAACCTTGTTTTCGGGGTTGAATGCGTAGTGATTGAAGCAGTCAGCAGCCTGTTTGCAGAAATGAAAACCACGCTCACAGGGAATGACCGGGCCTTCCATTTCATAGGTCTGGCCCACCTGATACTGAAAATTGCGGCACGTCCAATCAGGGTTGAACACCTTATAGCCTTTCACGCTCATTTTCTTGAACCTCTCTTTCTTCTGGTGAATATGTGCAAGCCTTTCAGCTTCTTTCTTATGGTACCGGATTTCTAACCGGCCATAATATTTCCCGTTCATGCGTCAACCTCATTCACGGGAACCGGAATTCCGGTGTATTCCTCAAACTTCACAGGGGAAATAAAATAGCTCCACTTTGCCAGCTTCACTGCATAGCCCCACGGGAAAACGCCATCACGCAAACCCTGCATGACAAACTCTTTGGATTTGGTCATCAACTTTGCGGCCAGTTCCACAGGAAGGTTCACATAAGCCGATTTGACCGGTACCGCCGGGGTGGTGTAGGCTTCAAAGTAGTCTTCCCGCACACCCAGCGCACGGGCAATTTCCCGCTTCCGTGCCGCCGTGGGTTCATGCTTCCCGGAAAGATACTGACTGACGGATGATGCACCAATGCCGGTCAGATCACACAGCTTGCCCTGCGAAATCTTCAATTCATCCATCAGGGCCTTCAGACGTTCGGAAAAAATCATAATCACTTCATCCTTTCTATTTGAAAAATTCACTCACAGTGAATTTTTATCCCAAAGAAATAGCGTTCACCGGGCAGTTGTACAGCTTGCACAGCTTGATGAAATTTTCGGCATTCGGGGTGGTCTTGCCGTTCTCCCAGTTCTGCATGGTGCCGATATTGATTTCCAGCTTTTCCGCTGCTTCCTTCTGGGTCAGACCGGCATTCACACGGGCTGCGGCCAGTGAAATCTTGAAATCAGGCATCAAATCACATCCTTTCATATCGTTATCTTGCCCTGCTCCAACAGCAAGTTACACTTGCCGTAGCTGATACCCAGTTCCTTTGCCTTTGCGTCCACTTGGGAAATGGTATACTTTGGCGGGGTTCTGGGCGGTGGTGTCGGTTCAGGTTCCGGCATCCGGCGCATCTGTGTACGCAAGCGCAATCGTTCATTGATTTCATCTCGGTTGTTCTCGTAATACTTCAGGGATGCAGCCTTCTGACGCTTCTTTGTGCAATCGCTACAAAACCGCTGCCGGTTTCGTGCGTTCAAGATCACCTTACCGCACGATTCACAAACCGCATTCACCGTCAGTCACCTTCTTTCAAAGGCCCATACTGGAAATCTTGCGCATTCCACCGGTTCACAGCGTCCAGCTGTTTCCCGGCGGGCCATGCAGACCGGCCACAGGCAGTGCATACAACCGCCGGGGCAGAAGAACCACAACCACGGATTCTTTTGCGCTTTATGATTGTAACCTTACCTTTGGGGTTTTCCTCTGCATCGTACCATGTGGCACCACATGGGCAAGGCTCCACGCACTTGGGATCAATTTTCTTATCAGCCATCCATCAGATCATCCTTCCTGTCAAAATACATCACGGGTGCTGCAAACAGCAGCGCACCCACGGAAACCATCACCCGGCTGACTGCCGGGGAATCTTCCAGCAGAAAATAAATGTAGTAGCCGCCCCACACGAAACCGGCGATCAGCAGCACCAGTGCCACGATGAACAGCGAAACCATGAACTTCTTCATACCTTCACACCCTCTGCCAAAAACATCCACACTTCCGTTGCACTGCCCTTATCGGTCAGGCCACACAGCCGGAACTGGGCAACTTCACCACGCTGCACCCGGTCAGGAATCGCCCAGATGGGGCCTTCAAAAACGGGGCCGGTGCTTGCCGGTGCGTATACCATGACTTTGGTGCTGGAATTGGTGTTCACGCACTTCAGCCAAACTTCCCGAACAGTCATTCAGAATCACCATCCTTGCAGAAATAACCACGCTGTTCTTCCTCTGCGCCGCACATCTGGGAAACAGAAGGCCAATCTTTGGAAAGGGTCATCAGAACAGAATACACACCCTGAAGCATATCGGCACGGCAGTCATCCACCGCATCTATGTGGATTTCACCCTTTTCATCGGTGAAATCACCATCCCGGATTTCCGCATCAATACGCCGATCAATTTCATCATAAACCGCTTCAATGTCATTCGGGGTGAAGTCCACACGGATTACAGGTTCCTTGATGATGCAGCGTTCCACGGCCCAACCACCCGGAATACCAAAATCAGCCATGTACCAGTCAAGGCGCACACCTTGGTCAGTACCGTCAAGGGAAGAACCGAACAGGCTGCACGAACTGGCATTAGGCCGAAACGCTTTGTTGTCACTGTGTACCTCGTAGATTCTGGACTTTTCGGAATAGGTCTTGGGCCAGTTTTCAGCACTGAAGACGATGAACCCCTTCAGCGGGGTTGCGTTGGGGTGTTCCCGGTTGAACTTGATGAACCGGTCACGAAGTTCACGATATAACATAGTTGTCATCCTTTCTGTGGTTTGGCTCCCACGACCTTGCCCGGCTGGTTGCCGGGTGGTTTCGACCTTTGCCAAAAGGTCATCATCAGGTGGGTTCAGTCTTTGATTTCATGCACATCGGTGATTTCATTGATGTCCAACCCGTGACCTGTTTCGTCAATCAACCGCTGAACAGCTACGTTGCGAGCATCTATCGGGTCAGTGGCGTTGACTTGGTACGAATCCCAGAACCGGCCAGCCGTGTTGTAAATTGAAACTTCATAACGTTTCATCATTCATCGCCCCTTTCGTCATCAAACAGTGGGCATCACGCGGGCCACATAAGACCGGCGGCGATCACTCATGCAAACGCACAGATGAACGGTGTTGACATACTCGCCGTTCTTGGTGCCGTCCATCTCGCACAGCACATCGGCCCAACCCAGATCATCAACGCCATCATAGCCCCATGCTGCCAGAAAACAAGTTACGCCGGATTCCTTAGCTGCAAACCGTTCAGCCTTCTTGATTTCGGACTTCATCAAATCGAACTCTTTCATATCAATCACTTCATCCTTTCGTGATTCACTGCGTGTGAACCAACTGTCAATAGTATATCTTCACTCTGGGTGAATGTCAATAGTAAATAGTGAATTTTTTCGGTTTTCTATTGAAAAAGTTCACAATATGCTATATTATAAAGATGAAAAGGGGGCTTGTTTATGGATACCCGCAAAATAATTGCACGGAACATCAACAAACTTTTACAGGAAAATAATTTGACCCAAAAAGAACTTGCACGGAAGGTGAAGTACGCTGAATCCACCATATCCTATTTACGGAAGGGTGAAAGAACGCCCAGCATGGAAATGGTTGACCGTGTGGCAACTGCTTTGGGGGTCAGCCGTGCGGAACTTATCACCGATCAGGACGAAGAGGGGCACCCGAAACCCTCGAATCTAGTTCCTATACCGGAAATGGTGCGCTTGCCGGTTGTTGGAAAAATCGCCTGTGGCACCCCGACACTTGCGCAAGAAAACGTTGATACATACTATCAGGCCCCAAAAGAGTGGCGGGCCAATATGTTCTTGACCTGTCAAGGAAATTCCATGGAACCGCTCATAAAGAATGGTGATATGGTTGCCATTCGGGAACAGCAAGACGCTGAAACCGATGAAATAGTTGCGATCATGGAACTTGATAGTGGTGATGGGTTCGCAACTTTGAAAAAATTGAAAAAACGGCCTGACAGGGTTGAACTGTGGCCGTTGAATCCAGATTATGAACCAATCGTATACCTGAAGGAAGAAATCAACAGTTTGCGCATCATTGGTCTAGCCGTGGGCGTTATCCGGCGGCTGCATGAATGATGGTTCAAGATGATTTTGCACAACTGACGTATCAACGAAAAATTACATCACCGGCGGTGGAAGATGGTTCTTTATTTCCAAATATACCTTGAACCGGCGAAAATCCGCATCACGCCTTGATTTTTCAATATCGGTTCAAGTGGTTCAAGATGATTTTGATTTCTTAATAGGCAATCATAAAATTCCCAAATTTTGTAAATTTTCAGTCCTATATAAAGAAATAAATAATATCTTGAACTTGGTACCTTGAACCGCACAACCGGCAGAAAGCAAGAAAGGACGTGTTATCATGGGTTTATTTTCCAAAGAAGTTAATTGCTCTGTTTGCGGTCAGCATAATGAAGGTGAATTGCTGGCCGATGGTGCCATCTGTAAAAGCTGCAAAAGCAAAAGCGGATTTTATCAACCGTGGCCGCTGAAGAAGATTACCACCGCTGAAATGGTGGGCCGCATTGCCCGGTATGCTGCCGATCAGCAGCGAAACAGCACCTTCAGCCCCACGATGAAGATTGACAACTGGTTTGAAGCGGATGAAACGCACGGGCTGTGGAAAGTTCCTTGCATCACACCTTCAGCAGCTTTTCCCATTGATGAAATTATCGGTGCAAATCTGCTGCACAATGGAAATACCGTTTCAAAGGTCAATCTGGGAAGTGCGATCACCAGAACTACCCTGTTTGGCGTTGTCGGTGGATTGACTGCAAAAAGAACCAGCGTGGAAGAAATCACCCAGTTTGCCGTTCAGATCATCACCAAAAACCCTTATCACCCGGATTTCTGCATTAACCTGATTGCACCCGGTTCAAAGGTCAAATCTGATAGTTTCGCTTTTAATTCGGCAAATGCGGCCGCACAGAAGATTTTGACACTAATTTCTTCAGTTCAAAGATAGTTCAAAGATGGTGCAAAAATAAAAACCCCGCCGGTGAGCCAACACCAGCGGGGCAATGGACGGAAAATCAAAAACACGAAAGGATGAAGTGATTATGATTTATCCAGAACACTTAAATTATAATCGTTTTTCCTTTCAGAATCAAGAGAAAGAAGGACGATTATGCAAGGTAGCGTAAGAAAACGTGGTTCGATGTGGTCATATAGCTTTGATATGGGCACGGTGGGCGGTAAACGACAGCGCAAGGAAAAAGGCGGGTTCCGCACCAAAAAGGAAGCGGAAGCAGCACTTGCAAAAGCGATCAGCGAATATAACAACGCTGGTTTTGTCTTTGAGCCATCCAGCAGCACCCTTTCCGATTATCTGGATATGTGGCTTGAAGACTATGTAAAAGTGAATTGTAAGGCAAACACTATCAAAGGATATTCGCACACCGTGAAGAAGCACATCAAACCAGACCTTGGGCAGTATCGCTTAAAGTCGATCACCCCCGCTGTGGTGCAGAAATGGCTGAATCATTTGAAGGAAATCGGTTTGGGGAAGAATACGATCATCTATTGTAAAACTGTTCTTTCTTGCGCTTTCGCCTATGCGGTGCAGCCGCTTGGCTTGCTACAATTCAACCCTTGCCATTACACAAAACTTCCCAAAATGGGCACCCCCGTTGAAAAACGATATATCATTGAACCTGAAGATTTTGAAGTAATCTTGAAGCGTTTTGAAAACACATGGTTTCAGTTGCCCTTGCTCATTGGGTACTATACCGGATTGCGTTTGAATGAAGTATTTGGGTTGATGTGGGAAGATGTAGACCTGAAGAACCAGAAGATCACAGTAAAACGAACTGCCGTGCATGGTGACTTGTTCAATGGTTCCCGCTGGTATTTCAATGACCCAAAATCTGAAACTTCAAAGCGTACTATCAAAATCGGTGCCACATTGACGGAAGCCCTGAAGGAAGCCAAACGCACCCAGACAGAAAACCGGCTGCGCTATGGCCCAAAGTATTTCAATGTGTATCTTGAAGATATGTCTATGAAAGGTCAACCGTGCCAGCACCTTGTGCAGCACCCATGTTCTGAACGCTGTTCTCTCCCGGCGGTTCGTTTCGTGTGCGTCAACGAAAAAGGGCATTATTCAGGAAGCGAAAACATTCAGGGACGTGTTTCCACAATCATCAATCAGGAATTGGGAATCCCCTTCAATTTTCACTCGCTGCGCCATACACACGCAACGACACTGATTGAAAACGGGGTCACGGCAAAAGCTGTTCAGGCCCGTCTGGGTCATGCTGATATTTCAACGACCATGAACACCTATGCACATAATACGGATGCACAGGAAGAAGCCGCTGTCAATATCTTTGAAGCTGCCGTCAGACACGCATAAAAATAACCCCTGTGAACTTCAAACTAAATTGAAATTCACAGGGGTGTTTTTGTTGAAATGTCGGCAAATTGTCGGCAAATTCAGTTTTTGGCGGTGCTATTAGGCAGTTTTACAACGATGAAACGTCATAATTTTATTTATTCTTGTACATTTCCTCGTTATAAATCGTAGTGCAACCTTCAATATTTGCCGCTTTGTGCGGTTTTGTCAAGCGGTAATTCGTTAAATTTTGAAGTGCTTCAATCTTCAAAACGCTGTCAGAAGCCGCCCGGCGGTTTCCAATGTCGGCAAAGTGTCGGCAGTTTTATCCCTGATTCTGCTTTTCCAGTTCCGGCAGACCGGCAAGGGATGTACCCAGCGAAGCAACACCGGCGATCAGGGCCGTTTCTGCAATCAGCTGCACATTCAGGGTGCCCGCTGCCGCCTGTGTTGCAGCCATTGCGAAACCAGTCTGCACAGCGGTCTTTGCGGCACGAATGCCCGCCGCTGTCCACCATTCGATACTAGCCAGATTCTTCATAGTGACCATCCTTTCTTCACTGTACGCCCGCAAGGGCTTTCCACGTTTTAGGCCCAACCACACCGTCAACGGTCAGACCGTGGGCCTTCTGTGCTGTCCTGACCGCTGCTTCCGTATTGGCCCCAAAGATACCATCAACCGGCAGACCCAGAAGCCGCTGAAGCATTTTGTTTGCTGCCTTTGCTGCGGCATTCGCACTGCCCCTGCGCACCGTAGGCATGATGAACGCCTGACTAGATGTGTAGTTATACACGCCCTTCTGGGTGCAAAGCCATGTTGCATGACCGTTGCGCACGTCCACATGGATGAAGGCGGTTGAACCGTACCAGTACACACCGACACCACCAAACAGGGCACTTGCCATGATTGCAAGTTGCACGGGGTTCAGCTTGCCGGTGGGGTCTTTCACATCTGCGGCAATCCCGTAAAGGTGTTTACTTGCCTTGCCCCCGCCCACATCTGCATTGTGCTTCATGCACCTGTAACCGGAAGTAATTTTCAACGGGGTGTTATACCCCGTGCGAATGATTTCCAGCTTTTGCACCAGTAATTCATCCACCTGCTGATATGTACACCCGCAAGGGCACTGAAATTCATATCGCTTGAAATTTTTGGTGATGGGGGTTTTGTCCCCCGGCTTGAAGGTAATCAGGTTTGACATAAAATCAGCCTTCTTCCTGTCTTTCCTCTTCTGCTTTCTGCTTCAGAATGTCGATTGCTTTCGTGATAGCTGCCGGAATGGGAACCCCCATCAACCCGGCATTCTCCACAATGGAAATAGTTTCATTGGCAATGAAGGCGATTACAACCGCATCACGAATGAACGTGCTGCCCATTACGGTATCAAGGCGGCACGCAACCAGTACGATCAGCAGCGTCACACCCTTCCGGCACAGACCTTTCCACCCTGCACGGCTTTCCAGCGCACCGGTCTGACTTTTGGGCGACTTATGAAAGACTGCTGCAACCATGATACCGGTGATGTAGTCAATGCCCATGAACAAAACGAGTGTAGCCAAAGCCGCATCCCAACCCCCAAACAATGCAGCAATGGTGCTGCCCACAACGCCGATCACGGCACAAATAGTATCTTTCATGTGATTCTGTCCTTTCTCAAAATCAGGCAATAATAAACCCATCGCCAGACTGTCAGAAACAGCCCTGTGATGGGTTTTCGTATTGCTTCCGGGTAGTTTTGCCTTATGCGTCTAAAACAGCCTGTACAGCCGCTTTCAGCTTGGCGGGAACATCGTCAATGGAATACGGGTTCCCGGTCTTGGGGTTCGTAACCCCGCCCTTAATCAGATCAGCGTACACTTTAGCCATAATTCACACCCCCTATCAGGCCATCAGTTCGTAAACTTCAACCAGCGCAAGCTGGGTATCGGTTACTTTTTGCTTCATATCGGCATTTTCTGCCGCCTGTGCAAGAATAAATTCATCCTTGCCGTACTGCACCATACCGTATTCATAGCTCTTGAACTCGGTTTCGCCGGTGCTTTCGGTGATTTCCTGAATGTCGGTGCATACCCACACACTGAAATCATCAATCACCATCGCTTCAGGCTTGACGGTGCTTCTGACCTTGCCAAAATCTTTCATTGATTTTTGCCGCCTTTCTTTTTCGGTTTGATAACCTCGTTATAATATCGGTCAACGTGGGGTTTCAGGGGTGCAATGTATTTCTGTTTCAGCCGGTAGCTGTCACAGTGCTTCATCCATCCGTCATAAGAATTGATGGAACACCATTCAGAATAGTTCATCCGTTTTCCGGTGCTGCACTTTTTCTGAATGTGAACCGCTTTCTTTTTGAAGGATTTGCAGCTGCTTTTTCGCAACAGGGTATAATCCAGAAACACCTGGTACCCTACAAAATCCACCCCACGGGTATATGTGGGAAAGATTTGCCAGTTTTCTTTCATGGTTAGTTTTTCATGGAAGAAATACAGGTCAATTTCATCTTTCAGGGCATGAAGTTCTTCTTTGGATTTTCCAAAGATAGTCACATCATCCATATACCCGTAAACGTGCTTTACTTTCTTGACCTCTTTCAGCCATCTGTGGAAATCGGAAAGAAAGTAGTTGCCGCAATACTGGGAAAGGTAATTTCCGATGGGGATTCCCGTATCTGGCAACCTTGGGGAAGTTGAAATGCTGTCTATGATTTCATCCAGCAGCCATAAAAGTTCCGGGTCTTTGAACAGCTTACGAAACTTTTCTTTCATAATCTCGTGGTTAATTGATGGATAATACTTCTTCACGTCAATTTTCAGACAGTATTGGCAGTTTGGAACATCCGTCCACATTGCCTTTTCAACGTCCTTCAATGCTGCATGAATACCTTTTCCGGGAATTGCGGAATAGGTATTATATGTCAGCCGTTTCAGGATGTAGGGTTCAATCACCTGAAGGATTGCCCATTGGCAAATTCTGTCCGGGAAATACGGAAGTTTGAAAATCTCCCGTTCCTTTTTGCCCTCTTTTTTGATAAAAGAAGTGTATTCGGAAGTTTTATAGGTGTGATTTATCAGCATATCCTGAAGCCTTTTCAAATAGGTTTCAAGGTCTGCATCAACCGCTTGAACTTCCGAATACCACCCTTTGCCACGTTTTGCGTTTTGGTGCGCAAGTCTTAGATTGTCCAGATCATAAATCTGTTGATATAAGTTTCCGTATCTTTTCACTGCTGGTTCCTTTTGTATGCACATAAACCGAACTTTCGACACTCTTTCAAGCCCTACTCATACAGCCTACTTTATTTTGATGTTTTGCCTTGTGGCAAGGTAAATTCAAGTATTCAGTTTTTATATAAAACAGACCGAACACATTTCTGTGCCCGGTCTGCTTGTGCAAATACTAGCTGCCTGCCGATATTACGATTCCGATTACTCGAATCATTATTCAGATTCAGATAGAAGGGGCTGGATTTCGTACCATTATTCCATTTACCACTGGATTTAGTGACGTGCCAACTTGACCTTTTTTCTTTGTCCATAATGTTCTGCCGAATCTCGGCAAATCGCTTGAAGTTACCTGTGAATCATTATTGTTTAGGCGGTTTTCTTAGACGGCACATACACCAGCCGCCCGCCGATACTACGATACCGAATACCCGAATCATCATTCAGAGCCGGACCTCGCACCATCACTCCACCTACCACCGGATATAGCGACGCGCCAACCCGCATTATAGTTCCAATAGTAGTCACCCACAGGAACCGCCGTGTTGCCGTTGTGTTCGGTGGGAATGAACAGGTAGTCAAACGCTTCCGAATAGCCAAAGGCCGAAACATAGCCTTCACCGTAGCACGGGTGAATGGCGGTGTTCTGATACGGTGCATCACCGGTGTTGTCGGTGAATCCATGGTCAGCAACGTACAGGGTACCGTACAGACCAGCCGCATCAAAAGGCGTGGGGTTGTTCTCATTCATGCCGTCAACCCACTTCCAGATGTTGCCCCACAGGTTTTCTTCTCCACGGTAGGAAACAATCTGGATGCCGTTTGCATTGACCACAACACCGGAATCATTGCCCAAAGAAACGGTTGCACCGGTGTTTTCGGCCATGTTGGTTTTACTGTCATCCGTTTTGGAAACGGCACCATTGCCGATTGCACTCTGAATGTTAAAGCTGCCATACTCAATCAGCATAAGCATCTGACTGCAAGCCATGGTTGCGGCATACTGCTGCTCCCAACCGGAACCACGCTTCTGGGCCAGCTTGCGCACGTTTGCACGGGTTGCATTCTGGGTCAGGCCGGAAAGGGGCTTTGCGTTTGCAATGCTGCACAGGGAATCAGCAGCAAAGTCTGCAACCTGTGCGTCATCCAGAATGTATGCAGCAGCGGAAGCATCATACAGGGTGCCTTCAAAGGCAGACAGGTAAATGCAATCGTTGGTGTGGCCGTTTTCGATGAATGCCGGATGCAGCTTGAAGCCGGTTTCCGGTTCGTCACAAACATAATAGCGGGCCTTGCGAAGATGGTGACCGTGGTTTTCGCCCTCGGTGATAATATCCATATCAAGGGGCACCACCTTATAATAAAAGCGGGGCTGCTCCACCATGACCTGAACTTTTGTTCCGGCAGCATAGGTGCCAGCGTTGGGGCCGCTTTCGATGGTGACACTCTGGGTCAGGGCACCAGTGGTGGTAAACGCTGCATCACCGTAGTATGCAACCACTTTGCCGGAATCGGTCACGTTGCACCGTCTGCGCCCACCAAAGCAGTGAACACCATCAAAGGCATGACCGCCGGTTTTGCCGTATGCACCGGCCAGACGGGTGAAACGCTTGTTTTTGAAATCGACTTCCACGCCATAGATGTGGGAATCAGTATAACCCACGAATGCCTGAAGATCAGAAATCTGGTTCTGAAGGGTCTGAATGTCGCCAATGGTGGCAACTGCTGCCGGGTCAACGGACAGCGACACATTGTCGGCATTGCCGATGGTGGTTACAAGCTGGATGTATGCACCAGAAACCACCAGCCCGTTATATGCGGGCATATAGCAGTTGCCGGAAGTTTCGATGGTGACAGCATACAGAATTTCACCATCATCCGGGTCTTTTGCATACAGACCCAGTGCCCGCATATAGTAGCCGGTCTTCAACTCTGCATTGCTGAAGGACGTTTCTACCTTGATTGCAACATCGTTGGTGCGGGTGATTCTTGCGGGCTGACTGGTCTGCTGGACGTTGGAAAGTGCGGTCAGACCTTCCAGCTGGGTGATGGTGTAGGTGGTGGACGAAGTGGAAATCTTGGTGAACTCCACATTGTTGGTTCCTGCGATCATCTTTGCCAGAAGTTTCTGGCCGTTCTTGGTGATAATCAGTTTGGAAAATTCAGCCATTGTTATTCAATCCTTTCAATTTTCGTTTGATTTTATTTCAACGCTTTCCACGAAGGAAACACCAGAAGCCGCCGTTCCACTACCGTTTGCCGTCATGGTTTCGTTGAAATCTTGGGTGATAACCACCTTCACGGTGTTGCTGATACCGCCGCCCTGAAGGGCTGCGCCGGAAACAATGTTGTTTTCCGTGAAATCTTCTGTGATGAAGTATTCACCGGTGAACACCATGCCGCCCTTCTGAATTGCTCCACCCTGCACCACATCGGTTTCATTGAAGTCCTGTGTGATGAAGTAGTTTTCCACAGCTACAACGCCGGAAGCTACCAGTGCAGAACCGGCAGCGGCACACGGAATATCATTCTGGGAAATCACAACCAGATTACAGGGAATCATGGTCTGAATGATTCTTTCCAGTTCTTCCACTTGTCCGAACAATTCAAGATCAGTGTGAATTTCCAGCGTGTAAGCGTCTGTAAAATACTTTGTCAGGGTGAACCCATGGTCAGCGCATAACGTGGTCAACCGCTGAATCAGGGTGCGCATGGTGTATGGCATATTGTTGAACCAGTGATTTTGAACACGGCTGCGCCTACTTTCAAGCGTATCTTCTTTGGAAGGAAGAATTTTCAGGATTTTTTCAAACCTTGAAATACCGTATTCATCAGCAGTTTCAATGAACTGGTTTTTCAGCACTCTATCTGCGCTATCCCACACAATCACAAATTCAGGGTCTTCAGCGTTCAGCGTTACCGCAATTTCGGTGAAGTCCTGCATGAAGGGCGGAAGATATGCCAGAAGGTTCACATCACGGGTCATGCACCAGCACCCCCAAACACGGGGATTTCAAACGGGGTCAGGGTCAGATTTGCAGCATTGCCGTTGATTTTGGTGCCGGAAATATCAATCACGCCTTGAATCGCCATAATGCGGCTTTCAATCTGACTGATACGCACCACCAAATAATCATTGTCGGCCCACTCTTTGCGAAGTTCCAGCAGATACCCAGAAACAGCACTGTCAATGCTGCTTTGTAGATTGCTCCAACTGTAACCGGTATCAAACACAATGGATGTGTTCACATTCACTTTGATTTCTGCTGCCGTGTCCACCTTGACCACATGACCAATGGGGGCCAAACCGTAGCCTTCACCAGCATTTTCTTCCGGGTCAATGGCCGTTTGCACGGTCTGAATCAATGTGCTGGATGCCTTGGAATAGTCGGAATTTAAGATGGTCAGCTTGACGGTGCCGCCCACAGTCAACTTCTTTTCCGCTGCTGCCGTGTATACCGTCCTCAACCATGCCATCACATCCGGGTCAAGGGTGGACAGCGTGGAATCATACCAGCTTTTGACCTTTACGCCCGGAATCATCGTAGCTGGCCGAAGATCACTATTCCATACTCTTGTAACCTTGGTGGCACCAACACCATGAATGCCGTTTGTTTTTGCAATGTAGTCCGCACGGTTGCCGCCATAGGTAACATCTGTGAAGGATGCAAAATACCGTTTGCGCAATGCTTCCGTTTCTTCCGCATCCTCGCCGGGAATTAGAACCGCCGTCAGTTCAGCAGTTTCAAGGCCATCAATGTATTCAATGGGAATCATACCGCCCAAATACTGATTGCCAACCGCACCTTCTGTTTCGCATTCAACCCGGTATGTACCATCCGCAATCTTTTCAGTCACAACATAATTCAATTCCTGAAGGTTGAAACGCTTGCCCAGAACGTCAGCACCCTTTGGGGTGAACTCGCCCTTCAGAATGGCATTGGTTGCGCTGTAAGGGATGATACCCCGTTCCTTTGCACGTCTGATAAGAAATTCCCTGCTTGCAGTATCGCCGTATGCTTCCTGAAGCATATTTTCCAATTCCAGATACAAGTTCTGAAATTCCAGTGCTGTGGGGGAATGGGTGTCCCAGATTACGGAACCTTCCCGCTTATCCAGCGAATCAGAAACCCGGTCAAGCATCCGTTGCAGAATACTTTCATAGGTCTGGTTCTCAAACATCAGATATTCACCGTCCTTTCTGCTTCCACATCACCGAAAATCGTGTGCGCTGTGAAGGTCACATAAACAACGCCCTTTTTCGGCAACTGAAATTCAAAATTGTCAACGCTCTGAATTCTCGTATCATATAGAAGTGCTTCTGCGATACGCCGTTCCAGTTCCGGGCAGACATAAGAAACAGGCTCACCAAACAGATCAAGCGTTTCGATACCATAATTCCACGAATAGATCAGGTATTGATACCGCTCTGTGGAAAGAATCTTGAAAATTGCCTGTTTCATTGCTTCCTGTTCATCGGTGTACCCTCGAACGTGAAGCCGGTCAAGATTCATATAGTAGGTGCGTGTGGGCTGTTCTTCAATGGTGATGTCACTTTCCAAAAGCGTGGAAACTGCCGGAATCATTTATACCCACTCACCTTTCACTTTAGGAATGGGTTTGATTCTATCAATCACGATGAATCTTTGTCCCCCTTGCTCTCGAATCAGGAAAACAACATCATCCTTTTTCAATGCGTTGTAAACCTTCATCTTCTTTTTGTTTTTCACTTCATATTGAAGTGTCTGAACGGATGTAGGGCCATGAACACCGGTGTGATTGTGCTGCAACTTTTCAGTTTTCAACGAAAATTCAACATCGCATTCATAGTCAGTGACGCTGCGGCAAAGAATCAAATCTTCTGCTTCAAGGATGGTCTTTTGGTCAACGGTAATTTCCAAAGGGGAATCCTTGGTCACTGTGCCATAACACACCCGAACCGGTTTTTGTGCATCTACCGCATCCAGTGCCGCCTGTTTTACAACTTTCAGAAATCCGGTCATGTCAGGCAATGAAACCACCTCCAACCAGCGTCAAATCCATGCTGTGTTCATCCAGATATAAATGGTGGGTGACTTCCTCAACCATCATATAATTCTGAAGTTTCACATCACCCAAATCCAGCAGCGTGGGAATCAGGCAACCGGGCCGCACATTGGGATTTCCAAAGGCACCGGTGATTTTCAGCTTTTTTGTAACTTGATTATACAGTTTCAGCAGCGCATCCGCTTTTGCTTTTCCGTTTTCTTTTTTGGCCAGTGTGTCGTAATACTGCAACACGCCCCATTTTTGGATATTGGAAGAATCTTTTGTGATGTAGATTTCACGCTTGCCGGTGTCATCGTTGTCATAGGAAAGTTTAATCTGATTATAGGTCTGTTCATCAATGCTTGAAGTATATTCAAAGTTTTCAGCCGATTCATTGTAAATGATGTAGCCGGAAATTTTCATATTTTCAATGTTTTTCAATGTAAGTTTGCCGTAGTCATCATACAGAACAAACATCTTTTTTGCATTGGTCAGCGTTAAATCAAGGGCATTTTCCACCATGTCAAACAGACTTGTGTTGTCCTCTCTGCGCCGTGCGATCACAAACCCAGTGTCTTCAATGGTGCCGGTTTTCAGCTTGAAATCATCTGCGATCATCTGAATGAACTGGGAAGCGGTCTTTCCTTTGTACAGGTAAGAATCTTTGTTTTTCAGATACCGTAATTGGTCATAGGCTGTTACGGACATCAGGGAATCTTTATCAGATTTTTTCTTGAAGACAAATCCGCTGAACATGGGCACCCCGTCCACTTTCAGGCCCACCGGGGAACCTTCAACGAAGTTCAATGCGGAATCTTTAATCAAACTAAATTCCAGCTTGCCGGGGGTGCTTCTTCTTTTCAGGGTCAGCGTTACACCTTCTTCAACAGCGGGGATGAAACCTTTTTTCTCGCTGCTGCCCATAATCAACTGATATTTCAAAGAAGCACCCCCCTTTAAGCTGCCGGAATTGTCAATTCCTGCCCCACCTGTAAAGCGTTGGGGTTAGTAATAGACGAATTTGCATTCTGGATTTTTTTGTACTTGCTCCCGTCACCGTAGAAGCGTTTTGCAATGGTATACAGGGTATCGCCCTTCTTGACCTTGTATTTTTGACTGCGTTTCGGTGCCGGGCTGTGTTCAGCCAATCGGTTCACAATCAGGCTTGCAACAATCGCCGCACCGATGTTATTTTTCACCTGAACAGTATTGGTACCATAATACCGATACTGTTTCAGGCTGATTTTCACAGTCAGGTCAAAGCCATTACTTGCGGATTCCGTAATGGTGTAGTTTTCCATGGAAACCCGGATATTGGTAGAAAAAAGAATGCGGCCAGAAGGAAGCGTTCTGACCACAATAAACTGAAATGGCTGCTTGCTGGTTTTCAACCTTTCAAAGTAGCCCAGAAAAAACGATGCACCCAAAAAACCGGTCTTATAGATTGCATACGGATGATTCACTTGTGGAATCTCGCATTCAAAATCAATGTCAGTCAATTCTGCTGTTTTCAACAGATTAACCTGACCTTCATTTATAAGGGTGATGGTCTTGTTTGCATTGTTGATTTTGGTTGTCAACTTGGAAGGTGTAACCGGTAACAGGCATTTATCCAGATAGAAAAAATACATCAGTCATGCACCCCTTCCGTCACAACGTCAATCGCTTCCATGATGCCATCCGTCAAGGCAGAAGTCACACCGTCCAAATCCATACCGTTGTTCACGGTATTGTGGTTGTTCTGTTCGATTTTGATTTCTGCCGTGGTATAGCGGTTGATAACTTCCATCTCTGCCATATCACGAAGATATTTCAAATCTTCATCGGTATCAGACAAGGTATCTTTGATTTTGCCGGTGTTGTCTGCAATATCCGGCAAGGTGGACAGATTTGCATTGTCTGCAATCAGACTTGCATAATCTTCAACGGAAGGAATGCTGCCGCTGAAGTTGAACAGATTGCCCACTTTGCTTTCCAGCCCTGCACCGAAGTCATAACCAGCGGATGCAGCGTCACCATAGTCAAACCGCTGTAAACCGGCTGTACTGGTGTCCATCCGGTCAAGGGTGATTGCGTTTTCGTTTTTGCCCCACTGGGTCACGCTGTTCTTCAGACCTTCAAGGCCCGCCGTCCAGTCTGTGCCGAAAATCGCATCAATGATGGTGGTAACAATCTGCCCCAAAGACAGAAACCAGCTGATAATCTGCCCGATCAGGTTTGCAACCGCATCACCAAACGAATTGAAACCGCCGTTTGCAGCGTTCAACACCCATTCGATGATGCCGATGAAGAAGTTGACGAATGCAGCGATTATAGCAATAAAGCTGTTATACAGGCCGATGCCGATATTCAGAATGAAGGCACCAGCAACAGCCACGGCACCCGTAATCAGGCCAGTTGCAGAAATGGAAGTTCCTGCAACCTGATTGATGATGCCCACCAGTGCATACAGAATGACGATCAGGGCCAGCAGTGCAGCGTTAAAACCGTACTGTGCAGCGGTTGCCGTGAAGGTTGCGCCGCTCTCCATCATCAGTGCAGCAGCGTGAACTTGGTCAGCCATAGCGGATGCAGCTTTCAGCCCATTGCTGACCGCCTGAATCCCGTTATAAATGCCCAGAACCACGTTATAGGCCGCAAATGCGGCCACGATACCCCACACAATTGGGGCAATCCAGCCCCAATTATCTTGAAATGCGGATGCAACCAGCAACGCACCGTTTACCAGCTGGGTTGCCAGTTCAACCAGAATCGCCAGACCGTTTGCAAACATGGTGCAGAACTCGCTGACTTCATCCCAGTTTTCAGTAAACAGATTCAGGAAATCCAGAACAGCCGGATACAGGATGCCGCCCAATTCTTCTTCCAGATCACCCCATGCGTTTGTAAGCTGGATAATTTTCCCTTCCGGGGTTTGGCTCATATTTTCATACAGGCCAGCCCACGATTCTTCAACCACTTGGGAAATAGCTGCTGCCGCTTGCATATCGGAAGAAGCATCCGCATATTCTGCACCCAAAGTCTGCACAATTTGGGCTTGCGTGGCCGTGCCGTTGATGATAGCCTTCTGTGCGTCCGAAAACTCGAAGCCCTTTTTGGTCATTGCATCGTAAGCACCAGTCATAATTTTGCCCAGACCGGTTGCATAGTCCACCAGTGCCGTGGTGTCCAGCGCACCGCCGCCGCTCATACCCATTGCATAATCGGACAGCGTATCCATCATTTTGGTGATTGCGTCTGTGTCGGTGAAGTAGGTTGCGAACTCTGCACCGGCTGCAATCATCGCTTCATCGCCGTAAATGCCTTTTCCCTGAATCTCGGTTGCCTTATTTGCAATCTGATTGTAAGCATCCATCAGCGCATCCGTTTTGGCAGAAACAGGAACTTCAACACCGGTCACATTGTCCTGAATGCTGTTAATCTGATTCACCGCATCCGTGGTATCTGCCGAAACATCCACGTCAACGGCATATTTTGCAACGGTTTCTTCATCCAGCGAATTGGCAAGGACGCTCAACAGCTGCACCTCACCGTTCAACTGGGTATCATACAGGGAAGTGGTATTCTTGATGAATCCGATTGCCTTCTGAATACCGGCAATGCCGGTGTATGCAGCAATCACGCCGGAAATCGTGCGTTGCAGATTGTCCGCAATGCCGATACCCTCGGTGACAGCGTTGTTGAAGGTACCCTGTGCGCTGACGTTATCCCGGATGTAGGTTTCCGTGGTTCTGACGCTCTGGGAAAGGCGCATATATGCCTGATTTGCAGCGGAAACATCCATGTTATTCAGTGCAGCATTCAGGTCATTCTGCGCTTCAAGGGCCTGTGCCAACTGTCCACGCATCTGTTCCAGTGCAGCGTTCGCCGTGTCGGTGCCGATATTCAGCGGGTTGTTTTCAATCTGCTGAATACGCTGCTGCACGGCCTGTAAACGGCTCCCAACATTGTTGATGTCAGTTACCGCATTACTGGGCAAAACGCTTGTAGAAGCCGCCGTTGCCGCTATCTGCGCCTGTTTCTGATTCAGACTGTCCATCATGCTGTTTGCACTCTGGATTTCCTGCTGGAATCTCTCTGTGCCGGAAGATAAGAAAGATTCAAAGTTTTCAGACTGCCATTGAACCGGAACCGTTACGGGGTCAGACGGGGGCACAATCGGGTCAGGGATTTCCGGCTGTACGGGCACCTGAACCGGGTTTGTCTGTTCAGGAATATCCATTCCCTGCATTGCCGCTTCAAGGGCCTGTGCCGCTTCCGTTGCCTGATTCAGCGCATCCCGTGCCCCATCAATCGAAGTGGTATCAACGCTCTGGTTCATGCCCTGCTGCAAATTTTCCATTGCAGACAGGCCCATATTCACGGCCTGAATAATATCCATCATTGGGGCCGTGAAAGCGTCATACAATTCGATTGAACTTTTAATGGTAGCCATTCATTCACCTTCCTTTATGTTTTGCCTTACTTTCGGCCCTCTTTTTTGCCTTTTCATCATTGGCGGTTTTCACCTTGATTGCGGCAACCACGAAAGCCTTTTCTTGCTCGTCCATTTCTGCGAAGGTGGAAGGAAGAATGTGTAATTTCAGAAGGGCATAGTAAGCATAATTGCTTTCCCAATCCCCTTCTTCAATTAGTTTTTTGCCTCGTTCACCTTGTCCTCGAAGCTGACGTTGAAGCCCTGAAGCTGCTGCACATAGGCGGCAAGGTTCTGATACTCGCCGGGGTCATCCACCATTGCCATCAGAAGGTCTTCCGGGGTCTTCACGCCGTAAGAATCCTGAAGGTCAGCATCGTGCATATCAGGGGCCACGATGGAAGCGCAGATCAGCTTTTTCACATAGGCCGAAGTATCAACCTTGGGCCGGTACATACCGGGCTTGCCAGTAACCGGAACATCCTTGGTGCAAGCTGCCCGGATGTTCTCATTCTCGGCAGAAGTGATGTGCCGAAACTCGAAATCAAGGGGCTTGCCGCTCTCATCACACAGCGAAGCGGTGACGGGGTGCATCTCATTGGCCTTCTGAATCTTGTTTGCCTTCATAAACTTGATAAACTTAGACATTTATAAAACTCCCTTCACAATAAAAAGCAAAACCCCTTATACCGGCCAAAGGCTCAATATAAGGGGTTTTGCACTACTCACAAAATGATACGCTATTAGGTTGCAAAACCAGTCAGCTGGGTAAAGGTTTCCGGCATGGAGAAATTCTCGAAGGTGCCGTTGATGTCTTCATCCAGATATTCGCCGTCTGCATCGAACTTGGCAAGAGTGCCGCCATCCATGTTGCAATCATAGAACACGATGGTCTGTCGGCCCGCTGCGCTGTCCGGGTCATCGTTGGTAATCTGCATTTCAAAATACACGTCCTCGCCGGTATTTTTGTAATCCAGAAGTGCCTGACGAAGTTCAGACTGGTTGTAGTGTGCGGTACCGCTGAAGGTGCCTTCCATACCGCACGACTTATGGCCCTTCATAACACGACCCAGACAGGGAACGGTGGTCTTGTCCTTATCCACCTTTGCTTCCAGATCAATCATCTGCATGAAGTTGTAACGCCGGGTGTTGATGGTCAGATAGCACTCTGCCAGTTTCGCCGCAATGGTGTCACGGCCCTTCATAGTAACATTGTTGACCATGTTGTTTCACTCCCTTCTTTACGCAACGGTGACGGTCATATATAGCTTGTCCATAGCATTCACAATCGTCACAGCATCGGTGACAACCACGGATTTCTTGCTGTCACCCTGTGCAACCGTAACATCGGTATCGCTGAAGTTTTCCAGTGCCCGGATGTCATTCAGCTGCTGGTGGTGCTTGACAATATCTGCCCACAGGGACAGACGGCCCGCATTGTCATTCGGAACAGTGCCCATGTAACGGGTGTTGAAGATCACCGCAATGTCATTGGCAATCTGGTCACAGACACGCACGGTCTGATTGTCCTTGAACACATCGCCGCAAGTGTCGGAAACCGTCACCATGCTGTTGATGTCTTCCAGCACACGCACGTCAGAACCAACCTGATGAAGCACCCATTCACCAGCGTCCAGACAGCTTTCCAGCTGCGACTGGGTGAAGTCGGTATCAATGGTGAACTCACCATCATACTTCTTGTTCTGGTTGCTCTTGTTGACCGCACAACCAGCGGAAACACCAGTTGCCCAGTAGATCAGGCTCGCTTCATTTGCACCATCGTCCAAAACTTTGTTTTTCACGTTGATGGTACCCATGAAGTCAGCAGCCTTGCGATAGATGCACAGCTGGAACTTCACGCCCATTTCATCACGAAGACGCTTGCAGAAAGAAGTATACAGGGTTTTGATGGTTTCCTCGGTAGTCACAACACCCATGGTGTTGTAAGTGTAGGATTCAATCTTATCCAGATACTTCTGGTGTGCGCTGCCATCAACAGCAGCATTCGTGCCGCCGGTCAGCGGGGTTGCTGCCGTTGCCTTCAGGGTTGCGCCGGTCTTGAAGGTAACATAATCGTTTGCCTTCAGATCAGTTGCCTTCTTGACGGTCTGTTCATCCACAATGGTGGTGCCCAGAAGGGTTACAACGTCAAATGCGCTGGTATCATCGGCATTGGCCTGAATGCGAATCTTCAGGTCATTGCCACGGGTACCGCCATAACGTGCCGTTGCGAAGTCGTTTGCGGCCTTTACGCCGCCACCGTTCAGACGGTAGGCATACAGGGTCTTTGCATTCAGGAACAGGTCACGAAGGCCCTTCAGGTGGTCATCCGTATAGGCATAACCGAAAATCTTCATGCTGTTCTTCTGAAAATCGCCGTTGGTGACTTCAAAGACAGCATTTTCCACGCCCCAATCCAGTTCAAGGGGCATGGTTGCATAGCCACGTTCAGACAGCGTAGCAGATGCCTTAGCTGCCGAAACGAAGTTGATATAGCTGCCGGGAAGTTTCTTGTTCTGGGTCACAAAAGTGCCGCCACCCAATGCCATATCAGTTCACCTTACCTTTCAGAAAGTCGTTGATGTCGGTTTCAATCTGGGAAATAGAAACCTGTGCAGTGTCGGGGTATTTGGAAAGTGCCACTTCCAGCACATCCCGCTTATCCCGGAAACGTGCGGCCTTGCGAAGCTGTTCTTTACTGAAAACCACTTCACCGGCTGCAACGGTGGTCTTTTTCGTTGCCATTGTATTACCCCTTTGCAGTAATATTGTTGGATAGTTCGCCCATTGCAGTGGTTTCTTCCACCTTGTAAACGAACATATCATAATTCACTAGAAAGATCAGAACCCCATCTTCCACGGTGAATTTCATTTGGGTTCCACGACTGGGGGAACCCTGCACGGTGATATGTTCAAGGCAGTCACACAGGCGTTCCGCTACACCATAGCATTCTTGTTTCGGTTCCAAATCGGATGCCGGGAAGTAATGCACAGCGAACGGATACCGCCTGAAATGACGTTTGCCCAGAAACAAATCATCGGAAGGCTGGATGGAAAGTATGAAAAAGCAAGGGCCTTCAAACCCTTGCTTCTGCTGTTCCGGGTAGATTTTCACATCGTCCCCAAACTCTGCATTCAGGGCAAGGGAAATACCCGCAATAATTTCATCAATCATTGTACTGCCCCCTTCAGAAGTTTGGCTATCCTCGCTTCAAGAACCGCCGGTGCGATTTCCTGAAGTTCCTGTTCAGATAGCGTCAACATGAATTTTCCTTCAATCCAACCTCTGCCACCCTTTGTGCGGTGCCCAAATTCCACATAACTGGAATATTCAACCGGGTTGATGATTTCCACACGGAAAATGTTTCCTTCATGCTGGATTTGAAGGGATTTGGCGTATTCCTGCGCCGGTGTACCAGCACCGGAACCGGATGCAGCATCTTCAAAGGTTTCAGCAGTCCACCCCCTGCGAAGTGTACCACCCTTTTTCCCGGATGGATTGACACGGACGGTGTAGCGATCACCTTTCTTGTGGTTTTTGCTGTCACGTTTGGCAACCACAGTTTTTTCACGGCTGTAATCACCAACAGGGGTTCTTTTGATAACCTTTGCCAGCAGTCTTGCGGCCAACTCTTTGGCGCAATCCTCACAAAATAACGTGATTTTGTCCGGTTTGATTCCGTTCAATTCTCTTTGAAGTTTTTTCAAATCCGTTGAAGAAAACTTACCCATCTTTGCCATCATGCCCACCCCTTGAACAGCTCAAGGTTATATTCCCTGTGTGTGGGATAAATCGCCGGTTGTCCAGCGCATTTATAGGCCGTTTCGGTGCCATCTTGCTGAACCAGCAATTTGGAACCCGGCTTGATTTCCATATTTGGGGAAACAAATACCTTGATACTTTGGGATAGCTTTGCGGCTGTATCAGTTTGTGCAGCACTGGTACTTGATTCAAACGAAACCTTGCACGGAACATCGGTTAAAACACACGTTTCACCAGACCGCTGTAATTTCGTTTTCTCGTCACGTTTCGTGCCGTACTCATAAACTGACATGGTACCACGGAAAGTGCTTTCTATGGCCTTCCTAGCCGCTGTATAGGCTTTCTGCATCGTGTTCACCACCAGCACACCCGCCTATACTTTGCAAACTGCCCTTTCCCGTGATTCAGCATCCAATTCACAACAGCATCAAGCCGCTGTTCATCGGTGTTGCTCCCTTCACCCACAGCAAAAACCGTGTTTGTGTCACCGGTCTGAATCTGCTTCACGACTTCACCCAAATCAAACGATTCAAGGCGATCAGGGGCAAAAACCTTCAAGGTCTGAAGGAAATCACCAATAATCATGTCAGCCGCAATGCAGCGTAACCCGGCGGGGATTTCAGGCTGGTTGCAATTATTCGTGATGGTTTCCCGCACCATCTGCCCGGAATACTTCAAAAGCACGTCATCCGTGTCTTTCAAAGTGATTCCATAAGCAGTCAGGCGGGTTTTCACATCCGTCAAAATTTCAGCGATTTCAACGGTCTGCATAGGGATTCACCCCCAATCAGCCACGGGAAATGATACGGGCAATCGCAATGGACTTGTGGGGAATGGCCTTGGTGCCATCGTTCACGATGTTCCAGTTTGCGCCGGTGGACAGATCATCGTTGGATGCAGATGCAGTAATGGAAGCGGGCTTTTCAAAAGAAATGCCATCCACGCCGCAAATGTAGCGATCACGCACATACAGCGTATCCTGACCGCCGTTGGTCTTGGGGTCACGGCTCATCTCGTAGGGCACAGCGTCACCGATGTCATCCAGCACAATGGAACCATTGCCCAGAACATAGGTGGTGTACTTGGTGTAGCCATCACCTGCGCTGGAACTGCTTTCCTTCACATCCTCGGTAGGCATACCGTCATCAATCAGCACGGTACGACCATTCCACGTTGCAAGGGTCAGATCACGCTGGATGCCGTCAGCGTCAGTATAGGTCATATACTTCAGCAGCTTCAGGTTTTCCAGATGGGTTGCAACAGCACTGTGCATGATAACCAGCGTGAACACGCTCTTGTTATCACCACAAGCCTTCTGCATGGTAGTGTTCAGGGTGGATGCACCAACCATACCGTCATCACCGGTATTTGCGGAAATATCAAGGGTGTGGGCCTTGATGAACTCTGCCGCTGCCTTTGCGGGCACAGTGCTGCCGGTGATGGTCATGCCGAAAATAC